GTTGAGACGCTGCCGGAAACATCCTTTGCCAAGGCGCTGCAGCGCCGTAAAGGCACGCCCGGCTACGTAGAGGACGCCATCGGGGCGTTCTCGACCAAGGCATTTGATCTCGGTCGGCAGATCGAGCGCCTGCGCTACAGCGCGAAGATTATGGACTGGCAGAAGAACTTTGAAGAAAACAACCTCGACCTGCTTAGGACGGACGTAGGTCAGCGCGTAAATAACGAACTCATGCAGCGTGCGAACTTTGCGCGTAACCCTCCGAAGGACACGTTTGCGCAGAACGCCAACCGCATGGCGTTCATGTTTACGCTCGGATTTAACTCGTCGTCGGCTATAGTTCAAACTGCGCAGATTCCGATGTTTCTTATCCCTATGCTCGGCGGGCGCTATGGCTATAAGGCCACAGGCCAAGCCCTATATAGCGCGATTAAGATGTTTGGCAACAGCGGGTTCAGCCGCAAAACGGACATGCTTACCCCGTATGGGAACGACCGCAGCATCAAGTCTCGCGCGATGCCTAGCATCGACAACTATTTCGAGCTCGATGCTAATGGTGACTTCGTAATACGTAAGGACTTGGACTTGGACCCCGAGCTCCGCGATGAAGTCGAGAAAATTAAGCCGCTAATGGAGATGATGTCCGACCGCGGGCAGCTCAACCGCTCCCTCATTGCGGACACACTCAGCTTGGACAACTCCGGGCGGGAGCGCAGTGCGATAGACTATGTGTCCTCTCTCGGTGCGTTCTTCTTCCACAACTCAGAAGTCTTCAACCGCCAAGTCACGGCCATGACCGCGTATCAGTTGGCCCTGAGCGACATTGCAGCAAAAGAACCCAATCTGTCTTTGGCTGAGCAGCAGATCAAAGCCGCTGAGCGCGCGCTTGAAGACTCGCAGATGATGAACGGTGGCTCCGTGCTTGAGACTGCGCCGCGCATCGCCCAGAAAGGGGTTGGGCGTATCGCCTTTATGTATAAACAGTACGGCATCCAGATGTACTACACGCTCATTAAGACCGCGCGTGACGGCATCGACGCCCATTTTGCTGGTGACAAAAAAGCACGCAACATAGCAGCTCGGCAGCTCGCCGGTGTGGTCGGCTCTACCTTCGTACTCGCGGGGGCTGTGGGCCTGCCTTTCGCTCGGGAGATCATGCAGCTGCTAGACCTGCTGCTCTTCGACGACGAAGAGGACGACGTCGAAACCGTTGTGCGCAAAGCGATCGGCGAAGGCTTCTACAAGGGCCCGCTCACAGAACTTCTTGGGGTCGATTTGTCCAGCCGTATCGGCCTGTCGGGGCTCATCTTCCAAACTAACAGATTTAACAGTGACCCGTCGCCGGAAGAAGACCTGTTGTTCTATGCAGGTGGACCAGCATGGAGCACGGTCTCTTCTATCCTACGGGGTATGGGTGATTTTAGGGAAGGCGAGTTCCAGCGGGGTATGGAAGCTATCCTGCCGTCGGGCTTCCGCAACGTGGCGCAGACCCTACGCTTCATGAAGGACGACGGCATCCTGACGCGCCGCGGTGATCCGATCATGGACGACCTGTCCTTCGGCGAGCTTGCCGCCAAGGCTATCGGCTTCGCCCCCGCCGAGTACACTCGTACGCAAGAGATGAACCAGCAGACCAAGAACATCGACCGTGCAGTCAACGATACACGCACAAACTTACTACGGCAGTTGTATGTTGCCACCCGCATGGGGGACTCCGACGAGCGTCAGCGTATGATGGAGCGGATTCAAGCGTTCAACCGTAGGCACCCAACGGCCCGTATCGACGCCGACTCCCTCCGGAAGTCTGTGCGGCAACACATAGAAACATCTGCTACGATGTACAATGGCATCACGATCAGCCCAAACATGCGCCGCGCGCTCGAAGAAAGCCGCAACGAGTGGGACCAAGGCTTCCAGCTCTTCTAAGAAAAAACCCCCGCCTCACGACGGGGGTTAAGGGAGAGAGGAGAACATGAAAACCGTGGAGTGTTCCCATGAGTAATCACAACCTATCACAAAGTTCTCCAGACGCGTAGCCCAAATCGACCGCCCTCTATACGTTCCTGCGATTCTAACGAAATCTTGCGACGCGCAGCGATCTTGCCAAGCTGCTTTTCCGCTAGTGCTGTGTTGATGCAGGGGACAAACGCAGACATACCTACCTTCATATCATCCCAAGGGATGACGATCCGCACATCGTCAGGGTGCAGATCATCCAGTCTAGGTATTGGCTTCATCGTCACCCTCTACATCCAGCTCGAAATCAACTTCGACAACATCCACTGGCGGTAGACGCAGGTTGGTGCCCTTGGTGATCCGCATCTTGCGCTTGGTAGCCCCCTTGTTCTTCACAAGGTCAGTGATGCAGGACGAATAGTCGATCTGCTGTTCGAGGCACCATTTCTTGAACGGTTTCAGGAGAATGAACGCCTTCTTGGTATCAGACTCGTACCGTGCAACCAGCTTCGTGCGTGGGTTCATCTCGGGGATAATAAGGGACTCGATACCATCGACGTCGCCGTTGCTCTTAATGATAAGCAGATTGCCGTTATGCTCGGCGAAGAAGTCCGCCAAAATCTGGCTCGACGAAGTTGTCATATCCTCGGTCACGCCTTGGTTATATTTCACCAAGTTGATCGCGAACTTGAACATCGCCGCAGTATCGTAGTTCACAAGGCCGATCTTTTTGGCGATGATCGCCGCCGTCATGGTCTTGGTGATGTACTCTGACCAGAAGCGGTTTGATGACGCCAAGTTACACTTCTCATCCACAGTGCGGCGTACCTTCTCCTCCAGTGCTGTGATGGACTCCATGTTCCGCATGTAGTGCTGTACGAAAACGACACCGGCATGACCATAGTGCAGTGGCACTTTCTTTGAGAAGTCATCGGTCATGGCCTTGTCACCGCTACCGTCAAAGAACTTATCGACGCGCGCTTCAAGCACCCGCTGGGCCTCTGCTTTCGGCGCAGCTTTGGCCAGTGTGATCTTCTCTACGAGGCTCATGTTACCAGTGGAGAGCGCGAGGAACTTCCACTCGTACCCACGAACGCGTTCTTGGTTAGCACCACCTTCCATACGACCACGCTGCATACCCTCGGTAATCGCATAGGTCATGTCAGACGCAGCCAAGGGCCGCATATTGGTAATCTCGTCGGTGGCGAACAGAATATTCTTGTAGACTTCCGCACGGTTCATGCGGTGGTTCATAGTGTCCCGCTCTTTCAGCAGCAGCCCCATCGGGCGACCCCATACGGAGAGCGCCATGAACATGGCCGTGGTCTTACCAAGTCCAGAGTCTTTGCTGAACATGTGTAGGAGACCGCCGTGCATCGGCGACGAGTGCATCAGCACACTGCCGAAACTGGCGCAAAGCGCGAATTGGTAGAGCTCCATGCCCGGCTTGTTGAAGAACTCCGCGTTCTCTTTCCAGCCGTCCAGCGTCCCCTTCGGCGTCAGTGTGGCAAACAACCCGGCGGTCTTCGTGGATGCAGGGTTAAAGTCGATATGGTCGGAGAATATCTCCCGATCCCCAAGGATAAACGAGCCGCACTTGTCATCAGCCCAGCCGAATTGGGTGCGCGCTATGTCAGCAGCGCCTTGGTGCTGAAGTTCTTCGATCCAACGGATAGTGTAGGCCATAAGCTCCTCCAGATTTTTACCAAAGGCCGTGACGCCCTTAGCGCCGATTGCCTTACGGAACTCATCCTTAGACGTTACAGAAATCTGCGGCACCGTGAACTCACGCACCCCGTCCTTCGGCAGGTGCAGGCGGAACACCAGCGCGTCAGCATCTCCGTCGGTGACGCGGCGCACAATGTATAGGTCGTTATGGTAGATGCACTTGTCTATGGTATCGCCGTCTGCGTCTTCGGTGCGTATGTAGATGCCCCCGTTGGCCCCGCGGAAGTAAGGCCGCGGATAGGTCGGGATGACATAGATTTCAGGCTGCGCGGCAGGCTCGGCCTTGGGGCTCGGCGCGATCTCAACGACATTGTCCGCTTCGCTAGCTTCGCGGGTGCGTGATCCAAGTACGATGGGCGACTTGATCTTACCCCACAGCGGGCAGTTGTTGCAGACGCCCTCGTTGTACTCGTCGAAGGTCGCACAGAGGTACGGACCCTTGATCCGGTCCATCTTATTAAACATCTCATCGGGTGTGAACTCAGGATGCTGCTGAGAAATCTTAGTCGCTGCGTTGTCTGCATCGACGCAGTGCTTGGCGATCGACAGCCCCGCTCGCCACATCGGCTCCGACATGGTCTCTTGGTTGCGATAGATGTAGGCCAGCTGCATGCAGCCTTTGCCCTTGGCCGTCTTCAGCATGATGTCTTTGAAGTAATGCTCACGGTTCCCCATGAGCGCGTCCATCACTGCACTGCTGCCGCTGATCGGCGTAAACTTCTTGGGAACTGGTATCGGGTCGTCGCCCATCAACTCCGCAAACTTGTCGAACGGGATGGGGGCAACCGCCTCCATACCCAACACCCTTACTCGTTTTGGTGGGTTGTCTTTGTGGTTGTGGGTGCCCGGCATACGCAGGATGCGCGCCGCGTCAGACGTCACGGCAGGGTCGGCCTTGAAGCCATGTTCCTTGCACTTCGCCTTGAGACGTTCAGCGATAGGCGTCCACTCGGCCAGCGTCACATCTTCATCGAGCGGCCAGTAAACGTGTATTCCTCGGCCCGAATCCACCGTGATCGGCTTGGGTAGCTTCATCACTTTGCAGAAACGACGTAGCTCCTGCAGTGCGGTTGACTGGTCGGGGAACTTCTTCGGGTTGTCAGGTTCGCAGTCGAGATCAAGATAGAACGACCGCTTGCGCGCAACGTTCTCCGCTTCTCGGGACTCGTCGGTGCCGAATGTGCCGACCGCATAGTAGGCGTTATAGCCGTTCTGATCGAACGCCATGTTGGCGTCCATGAGGTGATCTATCGAGCCATAGAATTTCTGCTTACGCCGACCCGTTTCTGCATGTATCGCTAGAACGCAGTACCACCCATCGCGGGCTAATACGCTCTGCAAAAATCTTTTTGTTTCCATTGCTCATGCCCACAGAAGAAAAGGCCGTGACCACAATGCAGCCACGGCCTGTTAAGTGATTACTCGTCGTCGTCCCACGCATCGACGAGATCACCAAGGTCATCGTCAGAGGCTTTTACTTCCTCTTTCTTCGACACCTTCTTCGGCTCTTCTACGGTTTCTTCTTCGTCCGCGAGGACGTTGTTGGACTTCTTGGGCTCTGCCTTCTTCTCGGCTTTCTTCTCGGCTTTCTTCTCACCCTTGACCCCATCAGCTTGCGACACAGTCATCGTCAGTGCACGAGTAACATCTTCATACTCACGTAGCTTGAGGACGGCCTTGAGATCATCCTCGCCCAAAGGGCGCGCTGCCTTGAAGAACAGTTTGGGCACGTCGCTGTTCTCGTCGAAGTGCATGGTTGTCACGACCGCTTGGATCGGCGCGTTGTGGGCCTTGAGGTAGCGGGCGTACGCCTGCATCGGCATGTTGCCGTTCTTGGCTTCGCCGAACACCGAGGTAGCCGACAGCTGGACTTGGTAGACCTTGTCGTAGCTGTTCTCTAGAGCCACAGCGATACGCTGCGAGAAGCGGCATGCACGGGTATCACCCTGCCCAGAGCCGCGCACGTTCATCGGGCAGTCGGCGCAGCGTGATGCCTGACGGGTTTCCTCCGGTACTTCCGGCGCAGGACGCTCGGTATCCAGCGACCAGCATGCAGGCGGAGCGGGGTTCTCGGGATCGTAGGTGCCAGCATAGTAAGTGCGAGACACTTTGGCCGCGTCGAGCACAACGACGTTCAGCGAACCGCTGCTGTTCACGTTGACTTGTTCACCGCCAACCAGCTCACGGAAGCGTGATCCCTTGAAGCTGATACGGCGCATCGAGCCACCGCCACCAGCAAGATTGTCATTGGTCTGCAGCAACGACTTGAACAGATCGCTGTTCACAAGGCTGTTGCCCTTAAAGAGTTCTAGGTCACTCATGTGCGTTCTCCTTACGCGTCTTCGTCAGCATCGAAATCAAATTCGAGTTGGTTTTCGTCCCGCTCGTTGGGTTCACCCATAGTGAGCACGGACCCCTCGACGCCGGTAACGGCGACGGTGGTATCTTTACGGGCAGGTGCCTCTTCCTCTTTGTGCATACCCATTAGGGCTTGCTGCACAGCGTCACGGTTGAAGCGGTAGGTGTTGCCCAGCTTGATGTAGGTGTTGTCGGGGATGTGCCCCTGCCGCACCCACGCACGGATGGTAGAGACCGACACGCAGAAAAACTGCGCTAGGCTCTCGATGGTTACGAACGGGCTTTTCTCTTTGTTCTCCGTCATTTTTTCCTCACAGAGATTGCGTACTCCGAGTCTACATTTAGACCCGGCGGTACAGTGTCGGGGTTCTCTTCCAGAAACTGCTTAACAACAGTCTGGTTCAACCGCTTCTCGAAGAACTCAGGTACCTCGTGCTCCATGATAAACTTGTTCATAGATTCCCAGTCGTTCGTCCAATAGCGTTTCTTCACACTGCGATAGAACAGACCTTCTGAGGTGCGCACACTCTCGACGTTGTGTTCCTTGCAGTGATCCAGCAGTGCGCGTTTGATCTTGTCCTGCTTTGCTTTGAGGTCATCGTCCTCAGACTTAAAAGTGGCCGCGAGCTCTGCGCGCTTGTCTCTTATTTTTATATAAACGCGCGTCAGCTTCTCGACCGATACAGCGGTATCGCTCATGGTGTTCTCCTTTAGCTGGACCTTACAAATACTACCTAGTCTTACGCTAGTCAAGTATTTGCTTGTACAAGTCGATTATTTTTGTGTGTACGTCAATTCTATTATCAAGTAACGCGTACACATGTTTTTCTACAGCAGAACCTTGCAGCTGCACGACCGTACATGGATGTTTCTGCCCCGACCTGTGCACCCGCGCGTTGGCCTGCGCGTAGGTCTCCAGTGACGAAGTAGGCCCCCACCATACGACAGTATTGGCCGCGGTTAAAGTCACACCATGTGCCGCTGACTGAGGCTGGATCACCAATATCTTGGGGTCAGTCGTCTCTTGGAAGAGTTTGAATATCTCAGTTCGCTTCGATGCAGGCACGTCGCCGCGAATCACCTCGGTGGTCAGCCCGTCTTTGCGTAGCTTGTCCACAACGATGTCGATTGTATGCCGGAATGGTACGAACACCAGCACCTTCTGACTGCTCTCGTCGATAACTTCTTTTAGTACGTTGTAGCGGTTCTTGATGTCGAACTC